GACTCCATTGCACCTAAATTATTATTAACTCTTTCATTAAAGAATTGATCAATTTTATCACCATCACTTTTTGACTTTTCAAATGTAAGATTATATATTCTTGGATTTTGATGAGCAGGAATACCAACTATCTGACGCTGTTCAAAACCATCAGCAAACCTAATATTATTAACAATAGGTTTGGAAGTCTTTCTGGAACTGTAAGAAGGCTTTGTACCTCCTTCTGAGGTATTAACACCGTCATCGTCAAAAGTAAAAGTTGTCATCTAAAAAGTAAACCTCCAGGTCTTTGCTGATTAGCTATTTCAGATTGTACCGCAACTGAGATAAGGCGACCAAGTTCTCTACCTTGCTGCTCATCACCTTCAACAGACGATCCAGAAGCATCTACGTTTACTACTATATTTGTTCCTCCACCTAACTGATTATTTGGAATAATAGTTCCTGCTCTATCTGGTACAAATAACTCTGGTCCTTTTTCTCCTACTATTGATGGTCTACCAACAGGAGGTCTGCCTCCTTTTGCAAACTCAAAGAACATACCAGGAGCAGCCTCAAAAGGATTGAAATCTGGGCTAGGAGTAAATGATTTGCTGGAAACCGTTTTATTTTTACCTCCACCAAATATTCCACCGAGTCCTCCAAGAACTGAACCGAATAATCCACCGCCTCCGAGTGATCCCTGCATATTGCCAAATAGAGCCATATTGAATGACGCGTCTATGAGTTTATTAAGTACATTACTGAGAACATCATTTAGAGTAGACGTTCCACGGATCATACCCTGTATGCCGTCTGCTATATCTGTAGATATTGTTTGAGCCATATCTTTAAATGCTTGTGCAGTTTCTTCCGCCAATCTTCGCTCTTCTCTTTTTTGCTCTAGCAGTCTTAAATTTCTTCTAAGTTCATCTTCGTCTGTTACTCCTCCATCTTTCTTCATCTCTAATATCTGTTTTTCTATTTCAAAATCTGAGGAGTTTAAATGAAAAGTACGTTCTAGTAAAGCTATCTCCTCTTGTATTTTATCGACTCTTTGTTTTTGGCTTTTTCCTAATAAGTCGTTTACTAGCTTTCTTTCTTTTTCCTTATTTGCAAGTTTTTGAGCATTTAAAAGTTCCTCAGATATAACATCAGATGATCTAAGTCCTTTTTCTTTTAATAATGATCCTGGTTTTCTACCTGCAGCCGCCTCTGCTCCCTCTATTCCTTCAGATATTTGTAGTTCTTTAAGTAAAGCTTTTATTTTAGGGTCTGTGGATTTAGATGCCTGTGTTCTTAAATTTCTATCTGTTACAGCATTTACAAATCTTTCAAATACTCCGAGGCTGCCTATAAATTCAGCCAGTGAAGATCTTAACATTGTCATTGATTTAGTAAACTCATTACTTAAATCGGTTACTCCTTTACCAAAGTTCTGTAAAGCTGTTACTCCTTCTTGTCCAACTAGATTAATCATTTTTTGTCTTGCTGCCTCAAAAGCTGCTTCTTCGCCTCCTAATTTTTGAAGTGTTTGTAATTGTTTCTCAAACTCTGTACCTGTAATACCTAATGCCGCTGATACTGCTTCGACATCTTTTGTTGCGTCATTTAAAGCTGCTCCAAGTTTTCCTGTCTCTACTGTAAATGACTGCACTGCTGTAGCTGCTGCTGTAGCTGCAATACCTCCAGCAAAACCTCCCATCTGCCCGAACATTCCACCGATACCACCACCTAATGCACCAGCAGCACCGACAAATGGACCTTGCCCGAATAGTAGGGGAAAGCCACCACTAATTATGGCACTTTGAAAATCAAAACCTCTTCCACCTCCTGTTGTTCCTCCTGCTACTGGAGGTAATGCAGGTCCGATTGACCCACCTATCTGACCAAAGTTTTTACCTCCTGCAAACTGCCCCGAAGCAATTAGTTTAGTTCTTCTTGCTACTTCTTCAGTTATGTCGGTTTGAATCCTTAACTCATCTTGGGCTATTTTTCTCTGACTTGCTGCTGCCTTTAATTGATTTTTGGAGTCTAATGCTGCTGCTTTCCTTATGGCTGCTCTTGCTTTATCTACTTTTAACCCCTTGTCAGCTAGTTTCTGTACTTGATCTCCTAGTCTCCTAGTTTCAATCATTGATGCTTTCTGAGCATCTTTACTCTTAGCTATTTTTTCCTGTATTTTGGATACTCTGGAGTCTATTTTAAGCGGTTCGTTTAGATTTCTTCTTAGTGTATTTATTCTTTTCTCAAGAGCTTGTAGAGAATTTCTAGCGGAAGAAGTATTTAAAGTTATATTTACGCTGTAATTTGAAGCAGCCACCGCAGATTCTATTAGATATTAAAAGTTTAGCGTACTTTGCGATATTGAGCCTGTCTTTTTGCTTTTTCGTAGGCTTCTTCTTCCCGTTCAGATTTTATTTCAAAGTAAGCGTTCCAGGCATACAGTTCTTGAACTGACATTTTTTCTCTTACTTCTCTTTGGGTATAACCTAGTTTTTCGGCTATGAAAAACTGTAGATAAACAAAGTTGTCTTTCTTGAGTTTAGCTTTTTACGGCATCAGGGCTTTCCTCCTCGCCCACTCCCTGCATCTTAGTCATAATGTCCACTAAAACTGACATTGGTATTTCTCTTCTAAGGACTGGTAAATCTCCTGCTGAAAACATTTTTGTACCTGATTCATCTTCAGCTTTTGTAAGAATAACTTGTAGAGCAAAGTCCAAACTTCCTTCTTCCTGTCCTTTATTCATAGCTACTAATGTACTGTTTATTGTGTCTCTATCAGCTATAGTTAAAGGCGACCAGAATATCTTAAGAATAAGTTGTTTTCCCTTAAAAATGGAGTAGCTACTGCGTTCTTCTACATTGAAGGCTTTCTTCAATTTGTCGATTGCTCTTTCTGGTGACATAAAAAATTAAATCTATTCTTGTAGTATAGCTTAACTTTAATTATTGACAGGAGTATGCTTTCCTTTGAAAGTTTCGCTTAGTCCTAAAAGTATTGCTTCATTAAATTGCTCGGTCTGTAAGTATATCTTGTACCAATCAGGACTTCCACTAGGAGGTGTTATACCATCTACTATCTGTGCGTGTCTATCGTAAGTTACGCCATCTGGATCGCCAACTGGTGCTGTAGCTCCTGGATTATTTACTGCAAAACCAGCATATTCGGCTGCGTTACCTACAAATAGAGGTTTTTCTAAAGGAACTTTTTTGGCTCGTTTGCGTTTAGGTAGCTGACGATTAGTTCGTATCTGGTCATACACACTACCTACAGATTGGTCGGGATCACTCATAAACTCTAATAATGATGGGTTGGCATCTTGAATCTTTCCTGATCCTATCTGCCTTCGTTTAGGTGATTTTTTGACGGGAGCTACAGGAGTTTCACTTATTTTCCAGCTAGTAGCAAAATGTCCTGTCCACCACGGTCCACGCTCTTGAAGATCCTGTACCATAGCCGATGCAACTTTACTTTTTAGAGCTATCATATTTTGCTCTAAATCTTTGGTTAGTTGTGAAATGTCTTTAGAGCTAGGCATTGGCTGTAAAATTACAAGTTACTACAGATAGAAAATGACTTTCTCGTTCTGTATTTATTGTACTCGGTCCAGATATTTGTGACACACGGGGAGAAACCGAGAAAGAGTCTGTGTAATCTGCAGCATTTACTGAAGTTAACCCAGTTATCACTGATTCGGCTATAGCTGACCCTTCTGCTGTACCTTTATTTTTTGGTGTCATTATTCCGCAGGTTATAGAGCCTCCGTAATAATCTACTGCTGCACCTTGAAGTTGAGTTGTGGACTGCGTAAAATCAAGGCTTACCATTACATATTTTTTATTTAAACCTGGAGTGTTGAATGGTGTATTATCAAAGACTACCGTTACTGTTGGATCAGCGTCAGATACCGCATCTCTTATTGCTGTTTCAAATGCTGCTCTTGCGTTTACTAAAGTCATTAGAAAATTATATCAATACGGAACAGATATTCCTGTCCTCCTTTTAATGTACGAATATCTGTTATTTTCGCTCCTCTAGTAGACCCAGAAAATGTAAGAGTTATTTCGTCTTGAAGTAATGGCTGGTTATCCCCTATTAAATCTGGTGTTATATAAAGCCTGGCAACATTTTCCTGAAATCCTGTTTCTTCCGTAGATTGCACAAACTCTACAGGTACTTTTATCGTGTAGTTAGTGTCAACTGTTATGTACTCACCTGTATCTGAGTTATAACTAGATACACCCTTTCGCGTATAAACAATCGAAGTGTCTAATGAGTTTCCAAGTTGAGACACTACTTGTTTTGCAATCTGTTTAAATGCTGAATCTAGTTGACCTGCCATTATCCTCTTACCGCCCTAAGTTGAAAAGTTCCTGCTCCACCTAACATATACGCTCCGAGATAACTTTGAAGCCACGGGTAAACATCAAGAATATTATTTATAGATCCTGTACCCTGACTATCAGTATTGTACTTCACCTGTATATCTCCTAACTTAACTTCACTAAAATTACCATCTTTACCAGTAGTACCAGTTATAGCTCCAGTATCATTTGCCAA